CTTTGGTTAAAAACTCATAACACTACTAGCTACAATCAAGATAGCGCATGGCAGAACTTAGAAGCCTCTACCTCAGTCAATATCATTGATAACGCGGGTAACATTACATCGCCAGCAACAATAACTGCTTCGGGAGGCAACTCCGCCAATTGGAACACCGCTTACGGCTGGGGCAATCATGCAAGTGCTGGCTACACCTCTAACGTAGGTGATATCACTGGCGTAACAGCAGGAACAGGTCTTACAGGTGGTGGCTCTTCAGGTACTCCAACCCTGAATGTAATCGGCGGCTCAGGCATCACTGCTAACGCTAATGATATTGTTGTTGACTCTACTGTAATCAGAACTACGGGCAGTCAGTCAATGTCTGGGACTAAGACGTTTACAGGCTCCATAACTACACCTGTCTTAACAATGACAGGCGTTCAAAATAGAACAAAACTCAGCGTTTGGAGTGGAAGTACTTACGGCATAGGAATGCACAATGCTCACTCATTCGGGGGGCTTAACGACTATGCCATGACGTTCCAGATGAACAACGACAGTGATCGTGGTTTCTGGTGGGGGGATGACGCTCATACAAACGCTCAAGGAGCTATGTCATTAACTACCAATGGAAAACTTAGTGTAGCAAGCGGAATCAGAGTCGGTTATGGAGAAACTGATACAACTTCTCCTGCCGCAGGACTTGCCGTTAGTGGAACAACGACACTTTCTGGTCAGCTAGACATGAACAACAACGACATCGTCGGCGTTGATCAGATTTTTCATGAAGGCGACTCCAACACTTACATGCAGTTCCATGCGGCTGATCAGTGGCGCGTAGTTACGGGTGGCGCTGAAAGGTTAGAAGTTAATAACACACAGGTCACTGTTGCTGGAAACATGGTGGTTAGTGGAACGCTCAGTGTTAGAACCGCAATTGATCTTGCTGACAATGACATTCTGCGCTTCGGAAGTTCGGATGACGTTGAGTTTTTCTGTAACGGCTCACATATGTACATGGACTTGAACGCAGGTATTGGCAACTTTTACATTCGTGACACCACCACAACTCGTTTCACCTTTGACGATGCAGGTCACTTCACCGCTACGGGTAACATAACAGCTTACTCAGACATACGCTTGAAGGAAGACATCAAGCCTATTGAAGATGCGGTAAGCAAAGTACAACAGCTAACTGGCAACACCTACACTCGTAACGATCTTAAAGACCCTGACAGACGCTATGGCGGTGTCATTGCTCAAGAGGTTGAGGTTGTATTACCCGAAGCTGTCTCTGAGTCAGAGGACGGTACTAAGACCGTGGATTATAACGCAATGATTGCCTTGCTAGTTGAGTCTGTTAAAGAACTTAAATCAGAGGTCGATGACCTTAAAGCGCAACTGGAGGCAAAGTAATGGCTTTAACCTCCTCAGGATCAAAGTCTTTCGCTGCCTTTAATGCAGAATTTGGGCTTGGCTATAACATTAGCTCCTACTATGGCTGCGACCCTTATTTGCCAGTTCCTAGGTCTGGAACTCTATCGTTCAGCAACTTTCACTCTGCTGACAATAGAACAGCTGAAATAACCGGAGGTAAATCTTTGGATGGGGATGGATCCGCCTTTGGTCGCTCTGGGTGGGCGGAAGCAAAAGGGTCAGGCTTCCTAACAGGGTCAGAGTCTTCTGAGAACAGAAACGCTTTTGGGTCTACTAGCAAAACAATGTATATGTCTTCAGGGCAAAGAATAGTAGGGCTATATGCAGCAGATCAAAGCTTCAGCACTAGTAGCGTTGTACGGTATATCGCCTTAACCAAGAAGGGTTCTGGTAACACGTCCACAACTGGCGGGTTCACAACTTTAAAAATCAGGGCTAATAACAAGTACTGGAGGTATGGCGATCCGACTCCAGCGGGGCAGAGCGCGGCAACTGATTTTGAAATGACGTTTAGTCGGTCAAGCGCGATTTATGGGATTGTTGGGAACACATACGACAGCGGAGGTACAGCTACCTACGCATTCCGGTGGACTACAGCTTCTACCAGCGGCGCGGACGATGCCAGTAAAGCGTACCTCGCGTTGCACGGAACCCAGAATGGCGGCTACGTCTCCTTTAAAATAATCTACTAAACTCTAGGAACAGGCATGTATACGAGCTACGAGATACTACACATTGATACAACTGAAGAAATGGTTGTTATTAAGTTTATGGAGGAAGGACGCACTGATTACGTCACTCGTAGGTATTACAAGGACGAGATAAACGATGAAGTCATAACCGCCCTTGTTGAGCATGCACAAGCTGAGGCTTATGCATTTTATAATAGAGACGCTGAGTCTGTAGCTTTCACTCCGTCAAGCTGGGGGGGGACTGTACGAAATCTTGTTATGGGTGATATACCTGACTACAACCCGTCTTTTGAAAAACTAGAAGAATCTTGGGTTGAGACGGAGGAATCAAGAACCAGAGTCTTAACTGTGGTGGAGCTTAATGAGGCTGAGAAAGTCGTGCAGATTCTCGCTAAAAGAGAAGAGCTGCTGGTAGCTACCGATGTCAACGCGCTAAGTGATAGGACTATGCCAGCTGCTTTAATAGAGTACAGGCAAGCCTTGCGGGATATAACTGATCAGGAAGGCTACCCAAACAGCGTCGTCTTCCCAATAGCGCCTTTAGGGTAATCGGCATGGCTAAATTAAAGTACTACGCTCTGTGTTGCAGAAACATGCATGGTACTAAAAGGCACCTAGACTACATACCAAAGGAAGACTTGGTTATTGTCTTAAACTCTTGGGTAGACGCTGAGGGTGATGACGGCGACGAAAATGCCCAGTACCTAGTGGACGCTGAGGCTTGGTGCATTTCTGAGGGTGTTGAGTATTACGTTACTGAAAGTGATGGTACGCCGTCAACGGGAAAGAACTCGGTAATGGAACTGTTTCGTGAGTCTGATAACGACTACATGGTCTTAGTTGACGGTGATGATTTTATTACTCCTCACGGGTTGTGGCTATATAATGAGATAGCCCAAAGCGAATCTCCACCAGACGCGATTGCTTTGGAGTATCAAATTGGCTTGCTCGCATCAGAAGAATATAAAGGTGCGCCGAAATTCCTTAACCCTGTAAACATACCTGCGTTCGCCTACAGAACATTTATGCACAACCATAAATTCTGGCAGGACACTTTAGCCGGAACATACATCCCAGTCCTTGATGAGTATTCGAGGAGGCTTAACGAAGCTCACACGAAGGTGTTTTCTTTCGCACACGCCTACATTAATAACTGGGAGCACCACCTACGGCTAACCTTCTTCTCCAAAAGAGCTGCTTCAGTAGAGTTTTCGTTTGATCCCAATCTATTGGTTGGTGAAGACACCATGCAGTACAACAACTTGAAGTACGCATGGAGCCAAGGTGATATTGATTTACGACACCTGCACGAGCTTTACCCGACGTATGTATATGACCAAAGGCTAGATGGCGTAGTTTGCTACGCGAACAGAAGAGACGAAGACTGGGGTACTGTGGATTGGATGGACGCGCTCGGCGTGGAATATGACAGGGTGGTTGCAGAGGGTAGAGCTGTTACGGAAAAGCCCCCATACGTAGTCTTGCCGGAATTTTCTGCCGACTATGTACCCGACACTGACGGGCTTGTTAACTACCCGCATAAGCCGCCACGGTACTAAACATTTAGCTATGGGAGTAGGAAGTGCAGCTAGTCTTTGCCTTGATGGTTATGGTCAATAGTGAGCTAGACGAGACTGCTACCAGCTATTGGCACGACCTTAATAGGTGCAGATGGTTTGCTGAAGAGCTGACTATTCAGGGTACAAGGAGACGTTATCACACCCCAGTGCATGCATATTGTGTTCCAAAATATGTGAACCCGACCAAGGTTCTGATTCATCACTAGAGGTAGATATGGGAATTCTAGCAACAATATTAGGCAGCGGAGATGTGGTAAGCAAAGGTCTGGATCTGATAGACAGCATGCACACATCAGAAACGGAAGCGATTGAGGCTAAGACTAAAGCTAAGACCGACTTACTAACAAGCTACGCCCCTTTCAAAGTGGCGCAAAGATACTTGGCTTTAATCTTCGGTTTCACATTTGTCTTGTCGTACCTAATGGTGCTGTCCTTGTTCTTTATGGGTGAAGAGATCGGTCCTGTTCAGGAACTTATAACCGCATTCAAGATCGACTGGATCATGCTGACCATCGTCGGATTTTACTTTGGCGGTGGTGCTTTCGAAGGTGTAGTAAACATGAAGAGTAAAAAATAATGACAGGGTTCAAACTACAAACATTCAGCGGTCAAGCGCCAAAGGTCTACGCCCGATTACTACCTGAAGACATGGCGCAGGTTGCTACAAATTGCCGCCTAGATTCTGGTCGTTTAGAGCCTTGGAAGTCTAACGCTCCTTCCAGTCAATCATTTGTGGCTAGCTACTCAGTATCAGCCGCAACTAAAACCATATTCAAATACAGTGACTCTGTCTGGATAGGCAGTAATGACGAGCTGGACATTGCCAGATCTCCTATCGCTGAAGATCAGCACGAGCGTATCTACTTAACCGGCATTGGCGGCGCTAGCGGATTTCCCCGTATGACCACCGCAACTACAGTTGGTAATGGAACCTATTACCGACTCGGTCTTCCAAAGCCTGAAGACATTACGTCAGTAACTTTAAGCCCAGCAACCTCAGCAAACGCTGATACAGAGGTCGCACAGTCTGTTTCGTACATCTTTACCTACGTATCTTATTATGGAGAGGAGGGTGTTAACTGTGACGCAGAGGCAGCACAGGTTGTTGATAAGCATACCGACCAAACTGTAACCCTAGACTTCCCCCCTAATCCATCAGGAAGTTACAACTTTCTTTACAAGAGGGTTTATAGAACAGATTCTGGAGGCACTTACAGGTTCGTGCAGGACGTGCCGATAGCAACTGATACGTTTGCTGATACGGTAGCTGATATTGCGCTTGGCGAAGAGATTCCGACGGTGACGAATGACGCCCCCGCCGATGATGATGCGGAGAAACATAAAGACGGTCCCCTCTTGGGTTTGGTCTCAATGCCTAACGGTATACTAGCTGGATTCGCTGGGCAGACGGTCTCTTTCTCCGAAGCGTTTGAGCCTCATGCATTTCCTGACGAATATAAGCTGACAGTTAAGTCTGACGTTGTAGCCTTATCGCCCTTAAACACTGGGCTTTTGGTCCTGACCAAGGGAAAGCCAGCAATAATTCAAGGGCTAGACCCTTCAAGCATGAGCATGATGGAAATAGACAGCAGTCTTTCCTGCGTGTCTAAGCGGTCTGTTGTTGATATGGGAGAGTTCACAGTTTACGCATCTCCCGACGGGCTGGTGATGGCTACAGATTCTGGTCTTAACTTGGTAACTGATCAGACTTTTACCAGAGACCAGTGGCAGGCTTTCGGTCCGTCATCGATCACAGGTTATTTGTGGGAGGGGCAATACATTGGGTTCTACTCTCACGGCGGTGTTAGCAAAGGGTTTATCTTTGATCCGCGAGGCGGGAAAAACGGATATGTTGATTTAGATTTTTATGCCACTGCTGGTTACAACGACCTAGAAGACGACAGTCTATATTTGGTTGTAGGCGGTGCTCTCGTGAAGTTTGCCGAAGGAAGCTCTTTGCAAAATTTCATTTGGCGGGGAAAG